GTCCGGCGCGGCTTCGGCACGCTGGCCAAGGCCCCCGGCCACTGCTCGTGGGGCGGCCACACCTTCACCCTCCGCGCCGCCGCCTGACCCTCACCCCACAGGGAGACACGCCATGAAACGCAACGCCCCCATCAACGCCATCGACTGCCTCGACGGTCTGCACGAGGCCAAGCAGATCGCCGAGAGCGCCAACATCGCCTATTGGATGCACGGTCGCGACAATGGCACCTGCGAATATCATCTGAACATCGTCCATGAGAAGTTCGCCGATCTGGCGAAGGCTCTTGGCTACACCATCACGCCGGTTGCGGCTCCCGTCGCGGAGGCCGCGTGATGCAGCACCACCGCTTCCCCGAAATGACCTTCACCGCGCTGAACAACCGCGCCGACAGCACCGCGATCATGGACACCGTCGCCGAACTGATCGGCGGGGACGACACCCGCGAAGTGGCCGTCTTCCTCCGCCATGAGCAGGACGATCTGGGCGAGGACTACGGCTATCGGCTGGTCGCCAAGGAACTGATCGGTGTCGCCCTCTGCGACGTTGATGACCCCTACGCCATGCCGGAAATCCTCGACCGGGATCAGGCTGCTGAACTGCTCGGACAGGGCTTTGTGGACAATATGGAGTGCATGGAATGACCGACCTCATCGACCGCACCGAACTTGTCGCGCTGATGGAGCGCATTCTGGCCCGGATCAGCGCCGACCCCGATATCAGCGCGTCCTGCGTCTCCGGCTACCGCTTGGCGCTGGACGAGGTGAAGGCCGCAATTCCCGCCAGACAGGAGCGCGCAGCATGACCGCGCACAACGTCATCCGCCTTCCTCTCGACGTCACAGTCTTCGACCGGCTCAACGCACACCAGCGCAACGCCAACATCGCGGCGGAGCGGGCCGATTGGGTTCGCATTGCCCGGCAGGTTCTGCGGTCGCCGAAATACTACACCGATCAGGAACTGCGTGACGCATGCGCCACCCTGCAAGCGTGGGGCGATGCCACCGACTACCTGCAAGCCGACGCCATGATCTTCGCCCTGAACAAGCGCGAGCGTGACCGGGCGCATGAGGCCGCGAAGGCAGCCGCCGAAACCCCGGCGGACGTTGCCCGGCGCTTTGCCCACCGCTGGCCCGAGATCGTGTCCTGGGGCGCGTTCGTGGCCGTGGCGATGCTCTGGGCTACGGGGTGGCTGGCATGACCCGCCGCGCCCCTCGCTTCATCCTGGAATGCACCAAGACCGGCAGCGCGTGGACCTACGCCAGCTATGCGCAGTGCTACCGCGCCGCCCAGCGTCTTGGGTTGAAAGACTACACCATCGAAAGGGACGCATGATGAACGCCGTTACCGAAATCCAAGCCCCGCTTCCCGCCGCCATGCCGGACCCCGTTCTGGCAATGATCGAGCGCGTGGCGACCGACCCCAACGCCAGCATAGAGAAGCTGGAGCGCATGATGGCGATGCGGGACAAGCTGCAATCCGATCAGGCGCGGGCGGCGTTTGCCCAAGCCTTCGCGGCGGCGTCATCCGAGTTTCCGATGATCCCGTTGAACGGGCGCGGCGACAAGCAGAAGCCCTACGCCCTCCTCAAGGACATCATCAGCGGGACCAAGCCGGTTCTGTCCCGGCATGGGCTGGCCCTTTCCTTCGGCGTGGACAGCGCCACCGACCGCGTGACCGTCACGGCGAAGCTGATGCACATCGCGGGCCATTGCGAAACCACCAGCATCGAACTGCCCAAGGATCAGAGCGGCAGCAAGAACGCTGTCCAGGCTGTCGGATCATCGCAGACCTACGGACAACGCTATGCCGCGCAGGCGATCCTTGGACTTTCCCTTGGCGATGATGGCGACGATGACGGCAAGGCCGCTGGTGCGGGCGAAACCATCGACGCGGACCAGTTCTTCGAGATCAAGAACCTGATCGAGGAAGCCGGGGCCGACGAGGACAAGTTCTGCCAATACCTCAAGGTCGCCGATCTGGAACACATGCCGAAGCGCATGTTCGCGAACGCGGTTTCCGCCCTGCGCGCCAAGATCAAGAAAGCGAAAGAGTGATGATCGAGCAACGTCTCATGCTTGTCGCCGGTGACGTGGGTCGGTCGCGCGACGGTCACATCTTAGGTCAATATCGGTGCGCCTGCGGGTCTACCATCAAGGCCATCATGTCTCGGGTCCGCAATGGCTATGTCCGGTCTTGTGGGTGCTTCGCGCGGGAAGAAAGCTCACGTAGGGCCAAAACGCATGGCATGAAAGGAACGCCGGAATATCGCGTCTGGGGCGCTATTCTGACCCGGTGCCGCAACGAAAGGTCGAAGGATTACCCGCGCTACGGTGGGGCGGGTATCGACGTTTGCGACGAGTGGGCGAAATCGTTCGAGGCCTTCTATTCTCACGTTGGCCCGCGACCGAGCGGGACAACCATCGACCGCATCAACGGGGCGAAGGGCTACGAGCCTGGCAATGTCCGATGGGCAACGAATACGGAACAGGCCCGCAACAAGGCTAACTTTACCATCGTCTCCACTCCGTCAGGTCTGATGCCTCTTGTGGACTATGCAAAGTCGGTCGGCCTGACCAGGGGTGCTGCGCACCTCCGCTTGAAGCGTGGAAAACTGGAGGGCGTTTCCCGTGTCTGACTTCATTCCGCAACGCACAGAAGAATGGATGCAACAGAGGCTGGGCCGCGTGACTGCCTCCCGCGTTGCCGATCTCATGGCCAAGACCAAGAGCGGCCCTTCTGCCAGCCGGGGCAACTACATGGCCGATCTGATAGTGGAACGTCTCACGGGCATTCGGCCCGATGGCTTCACCAACGCCGCCATGATCTGGGGCACAGAGACGGAACCGCAGGCCCGCGCGGCCTATGAGTTCCTGACCGACGCCGAAGTTCTGGAGGATGGCTTTGTCCTGCACCCAGCCATTGCCGACTTTGGCGCGTCCCCGGATGGCCTGATCGGCGACGTGGGGCTTCTGGAGATCAAGTGCCCCAACACGGCGGCGCATATCGAAACCCTGCTGACCGGCGAAGTTCCCGGCAAGTATGTGACCCAGATGCAGGCGCAGATGGCCTGCACCGGGCGGGCGTGGTGCGACTTCGTTTCGTTCGATCCCAGGATGCCGGGGGACATGCAGCTTTTCGTGCGGCGCGTGGCCCGTGACGACGCCTTCATTGCCCAGATGGAGGGCGAGATCACCAGTTTCCTTGCCGAGATGGCACAGAAACTGGACGCGCTTCGCTCGCGCTACGCGGTGGCCGCATGAACGCCCGCTTCACCCGCGACATGGAAGCCGCCGCGCTGATCCAGCTGCGCAACGCCCTGTCGCAAGGGCTGGACGACGCTGGCTGTGTGGCCTTCGCCACGGCTTCGCTGGGCCGGGAGCATGAGGGTCTGGTGCGTCGGGTGTGGCGGGACAACTTCGTAACGATGGGGCCGAACTGATGGCACGTCACTCGATCACCATGAACACGCCCGGACGGATAGCCCAAGCCCGCGCATGGCTGGCCCGCGCGGCTGATCTCGGCTGGCGGGTGACGTTTGCCGAACCGAAGCGCAGCGATGCCCAGAATGACCGTCTCTGGGAAATGCTGGGCCGGATCGCCAAGCGCATGGATATCGGCGGGCGCAAGTTCAAGGACTACCAGTGGAAATGCATCTTCATGCACGAGATGGGGCGGCAGGCCGAAGTGCTGCCTTCTCTCGATGGAACTTCATGGTTCCCCACGGGCTTCAAGTCTTCTGATCTGAGCGTCGGGGAAATGTCCGACATGCAGACGTTCATGGAAGCCTGGTGCGCCGAAAAGGGCGTGGACATTTGGGAAAACGAGGCTGCGGCATGATCGACCTTACCACCATCACAACCCCGTTTGGACTTCTGGACACCGAGACGCGAGAGGCGCTGAGGGCGCATGGCGGGCCGTATGAATACTGGAACGGCGGATCGTGGACCAATAGTGCCTCAGAAACGCTGCACGATATCGACACCGCGCTTACATACCGCGTCAAGCCCGCCCCGCCGAAGCCGCGCGAGTTCTGGCTGCTCTTCGATCACGCGGGCAAACACGGAACCTTTCCTTACGTCTACGCGCAGCCGGTTGAGGCAAGCACTCCAGAAGGTTTCGTCATCCACGTCCGCGAGGTTCTGCCATGAGCAACCTCGCCGGTTTGCCGGAATTGGGCTTGAAGGAACCGAAGGCCAAGCCCGATCCGGCCTATCTCGCCCGCGTTCGCGAATTGCCATGCTGCGTCTGCGAAGCGTTCGGCGAACCCCAAGCCACGCCGACCGCTGCGCATCACGTCATCATGGGCCGCTTTTCCCAGCGCAAGACGCCCGACCGCATGGCGATCCCACTTTGCTACGACCACCACCAAGGCGGGAAGGGCATCCACACCCGCCCCGCTTGGTGGGCTGAGACCTACGGCAATGACTACGACTTTTCCGCCGCAACCCAAGATCAGCTTCTGTGAAAGGAACCCCCATGCACCGCATACTCCTCCTCACCGCCCTCCTCGCCTCGCCCGCCTTTGCCGGAGGGCCGGTG